AAAAGCATCCGACGAAATTGAAATTGTAGACAAACCAGATTCTCCAAATGAAGAATCGGGCGATTCATCCAGTGGCGAAGAAATCGATTCATCCAGTGATGAAGATATAGATCCAGAATCATCCAGCGATGAAGATATAGATCCAGAAGCCGATGACAATGAAGATGCACCAGAACCAGAACCAGCATCAACAGCAGTAGCTTTAGATAATAAGGATTCGGTAGCCGAAGTCGAAGTCGAAGAAGATTTATATGAAGAAGAATATGTGTTGGAAGAGGATATTGAATATGCTCCAGATGAAGATATTGTCGTATACGAAGAAGAATTGATTCCCGAAGATAAAGTTGTAGCGAACGATAAGCAACAGGGTGATGATGTATTTAATGAATTAGTTAAAATGATGCCTGAAAAACACCGTCTAAATCATAAATTAATTGATTTACAGAAAAAAATTCTTCAAAACTATCTTTTACTAAAAAACGAGTTTTCAATTTTAGATGAAAATAATGATATTATTGATGTGAAAATAAAAGGAGACAACTATAAACCATTAGTTCAATCCTTAAACAACTTCGATAAGCATAATCTCTATAAACCCATAGTTAATGAACAAAAAGAATTATATCAATACGAACCTGAAAATGAAAATGAAGAAATTGAATTTGAAGATGAAGATGCCACCTCAAATACAACTAAAATCCTCGCACTTGTTGCCATCAAAAAAAAGTATAAATATGGAGCAAATCGTCTAAAATATTCTCTTTATGCGGAATTGAATGAATTATATAAAGCGATGGAATGTTATGAACCAACCAAACCAGGATATAATGCGATTCTTAATAATGATATAGAAGTATTTAGTAATACATACACAGCAATATTAAATACCGCTAATGGCAAAACATCTAATAAAAATAAACATATGGCACTCGGCCATTCCCGATTTATGCCAAATGACCCCGATGATATAATGGTAAAAGGACAAGAAATCAATAATATAGGATATGTAAAATATCCAGATAACTACAATTACACACCGAAACTATATGATGGCAATAAAAATCTTGCTGAAATTGTCGCAGCCGATCAAAGTAAGACGCTAATGAAAGAAGATATTGAAGACGACAATATATTCCATATATCGGCATCATTAAAAATTGGAGACAAAGTATCCGTATGTCTTGAAAAACAAGTTCATTTTATGGGTGAGATTGTAAATATCGAGGATAATAGTTATATTGTTCAACCAGATAATGATACATTGCCTGAATCTGATATTAAACTATTGAAATTAGAAAAAAAGGATACCGGTGTTTCCATTTCCAAATTAAATAGTGTATCAAAATCCAAATGTTATGGTGAATCGAAAGATGTATTTTCAGTCTATCTATATGAAAATATGGATAACAAGTTGATTGACAATTTAAATTTAATTGTTCCGAATTCCAGAGAAATTATCGAAAATAATGCGGTTGATGCTTTCCGCTCCGTTAATGAATTCTCTACAATTTTGAATAAATATGATTTATCTATTAATGATCTAACCCATAATAATTTCAAATATATAGAAACTGTGCTCAATACTAATAATAATTCCAAATCAAAATCCAAATCATTTAATTCAGTGGATTTAGAAAAATACAGGGCAGATACTAATATCATTCAAAAACGCCAGAACCATAAATTTATAAATAATAAAATGCTCGACACTCTTAAGGAATTCTATGGCCCATATCCCTATTTTAATACGAAACATGATAGTCAAGAACATCGCCTACGTTTTATCCACCACCAACCCGATAACGGTCTTTTATTCTATAAAATGTTAGTATATACAATTGAAACAAAATTATTGGATAGTAAGGACCGTCGTGTTGCGACTATAGAAAAATATCTGGATACGATACAAGCGCAAAAACTTCAGGTCGAAGAAGATGTAGCTTTATATAACACTGATATAGAGAATAAAGAATGCGGTACAATTCGATTAACAAACATATATTATAGTCTCGAAGAATTATTAGTTACAAATAACACTCAAGCGTATATTGACGAAGATAAAATCATACCAAATGAATCGGATAATTATGTAAAAAATGGTAATTATGCTATTTTAATGCTTGGGTCAAATAATAAGGTTCTCTATGTTCGTAATCGGGGTGTGTGGGAAAAAAAATCGGATGAAAATATCGAAGATATATTACAAGACCATAAAGCCTTTTGTGAACAAAATGGTATTGGCTTAAGAAATATGCCCGACGACTTATTAGAATTTAGTAACTGTAAATTTTCAGATAAATTAAATAAATGTGTGTCTATCGAATACCTAAAAATCAAGGATAAATTGGATAATTTAAATGAAATTATATATGAAAATCAAGCAAATCTGGAGTCATTGCGTAATAGTGGCGAATTAATGGCCAAACATGAAACTGAAATTAAAAGTATTCGTAATTATGTCGAATTAGAATATCGTAAAAAAATCAATATAGAAAAACATTTCTCTAAATTATATTCTGAAATCAAACAAGATGATGATGAAGAGTATCAAGAATTATATTATAAAATAGATAAATATCAAGAAAATATAGCATCATTAATACCGAAAGACTACTATGAAGGTTTGGAAATTTTAATAAAAAAATATGGTCGACCCAATTCTGAATTAGAGACCGATCATGAGAAACGGAATTTTATATATTGTCGGAAAGGTTCGAAAATTATATGCTGTAATCACCATAATTATTTCATTGAGTTCTATAATAATATAATAACTGCCGACCAATTACAAGATAAATTATTAACCGACTATGGAATTGAAAATGAAGGATATATATGGTGTAATAATTGTGGTCAAGAATTAAATTTATCAGAATATGAAACATTAGAAGGGTTCACCAACGCCGGATCACGCGCCGTCACCCATGAAGTGGTTCAGGATGAACAAGAATATGTATCGAAGGATGGTAGTGAATTGGTAGCATCACTCCAACATATGTTATTGGAGGGAGACAATAAATCCATTAAAGATGATAAATCTCTCAGTATTATTAAAATAATAGATGTTCTCATAAAATTCATGGGAATTAATTTAACCAAAGAAGATGAAATTGCGGTATTTAAATCATGCGAATTACTTAGTAATAATAATATAAAGGACCAGACTACATGGATAACCGCCGCAAAAAAAAGCAAAAAATCCATCTCACAAAAGGCATTGGAGGTAGCCTATGCGAATTACAAAACCAGGAATATCATTTTATATACTACCGCCAATCTATTTGTCTATATACAATCCGCCAATCCTCCATATATGATTACTAAATCACATTCCATTTGTAAGCCATCATTAAATGGATATCCACTCGATAAAACCTATAAATTTGAAGGTATTGATTATATATCCTGTATATTAAATGCCCTCAAAGATACCGGTAGTGATTGGATATCGCTGAAAAAAGTTAAAATTAAAGATAGTATTACTAAAATTATTGACCAACTTATAAAAGATGATATTATCGCGTATCGTTATGTCCAAAGACATAGATATCAAGATGACCAAAATGACATAATTGAAAACGCACCCATCGAATATAAATGGGACAATTTTAAACCACCATTAAACCCGTTTAAAAGTGAATTGGAAAGTTATGGAAAACCACGTTCGACTAAATCCATTGGTGAATTAACACAACGTGAAAAACTACTAACAATAGATTTAATGGCGAAAATTAATGCGTTTATCGATGATGCGGCCATTGAAAATATAAAATATGACCCAACACCATTAGATAATTCATGTTGTCTTGAAGATATTAATAATAATAAATATTTGAATTATTTTGCTGACAAGAATGAAGACATATATACGATTATTGAAACCTTGAAGTATATCTATAAACAAAAAAAAGAGGTCTTAAATAATAGCCGGTCACAACCAATTTATATTAAAACTCAACCACGACCATTATCGCAAACATTTAAAAAAGATATCGAAATAGTGGATGAAATAACGGAAGATGATATTCGCAGTTTGTTTGTCCATTTCATAAACAAGGGTCCCTATATGGGTAATAAATATATATTTGATAGTAACGGTATATGCCAATTAACTGGTGTTAATAAGTTATCATTATTTGAGTCACTTCCAACCTTAGCTGAATACTATGAATTAAAAACAGTTATCAAGCAGCAAAATTATTGGACAATAGATTCCCGTAAATATGGATTAAATTCCAATATACTAACACACATTATTGATAATAATGTTTCACTTCAAAATAATGCTTATTTAGTCGACATTAATAATCAAATTAGTAGTAATATGGATGACGATGACATAATTCTTGATATCATAGAACAAATTAACGTGGAAGTTGACACATTAACCAAAAATTTAGTGAAACACACTGGTGCCGATGAAAATAAATTAAATGCCATTTTACAATCTCTTGGCGAAACCCATAATATGTTTGAAGCAAACAAAAAACAATATGGACAACAAAAAGCATCTGATTTATTCTTTATTAAAAAGGAAGAACTCATCAAAACATATATAAAAAAAAATCTTAGTCGAACCATATATCGAATAAATAATGGTTATGTATATCCTTTTAACCAAATAGAATCGCGGGTGGAGAAACACTGGAAATTAGATGAATCGGTTTCTGAACATTTAGATAAATTACATCATAACGCCGAACGTATCATTACAAAATTCGATGATATAACGTCAGGCGAATTGGAAACACCCATATCCATTATCAAATCATCTACTAAATATATTGCCAAATTGAAAGGTTCACCAAAAACATTTATTAGTTATAAATTATCTGGATATATACATCATTATATATTCGTGTCTATACTCTCTGCTATTATCGAAAACGAGGTTGACAAAATAGACAAAGCCGAAATGGTATTGGTTATGGAGGAACCAGATGACATCGATGATATAGAGTCCGATAACGATTATGATATAGACCTAACAAAGAATATTGAATATAAAAAAAATGCGGTCTTAAATTTAATGAATTCTATCATTACCTCCATCGACACAGATACTAAATTTGTTGATAAACATAGTAATACCTATATTCAAAATATGATTGAACATAAATCGGAAAATGATAAGGAATCCAATTTGCGCTTTATTCGCGATCTGGACCGTGAAGCATGGAGTAGCTTAAAAAATATGATAGCATTGGGTATGGATACCTGGAAAAATCTGTCCAGTAAAGATAGTGAATTATATACGGGCGCGACGCTAAATGAAGAACCCGAAATTAATCTTCAACAACAAGCTATAGCATCCTTAGGAGCGGATTATACCGAAGCGCAATATAATGAATGGCAGGAAACGTATACTTCCAATCAAAGTGAAGACCAACTTGCTTATGAGGAACGTGATATTATGGAAGATGATGATGAATAATAAAAATATTAATACTATTTAAGATGTTAAATAGAATACTATTAGTAATTATAGTCTTTTATAGTTTATATAGTGCCTATGTGAATTGGACACGTGAAGCCTATGAAGAATATGACCGTTCTAATTATGAAAGTCAATGTGTTTATTTAAATTCTAAAAGTTTAGAACGTGAATTACGCGATATTTATGATATAGGACAGGCTGAATTGGACCGTAAAGCGGGTAAAAATTTCATTGAGCAACCCATAGGTAAAGATATAACTAAATTTAATAGTCTAAAATACAACTATGATGAGGATTATGGTTTTATTAAACCCTATGTTCGCAATTATAAATATTATGGCATTAAGGCCGAAATACACCCGACACAGATGCGTGGTATATTTTATGTATTGAAGAAAAAATTCCCAAAATCTGACAATAAATTAATTAAAATGGATTTAACGAAAGCCGACCAGAGTCTTTATTCTCTAATTAAAAACTGGATCACGACTAACATTTCTAAAATAGCATGTTCCATGAGTGAACAAAATATACAAGAAATAACAAATGTTGATGATTTAATTAAATATGAAAATCTAACAAAATTCCATAAAATACAATCCAATAAAGAATTTACCATTATTTTTGAAAAACTATATTACTATGGAATGACCGAAAAAGTTGATAACGAAAATCAACAATATAATTATAAATTTGTCACGAAAATATATAGAGAAAATGCTGAAATATATTATAACCTCTATAATGATATATCATTTGAACCAGCATCACAAACCGTCTTTGTAAATAGGCTAAATATTATCGGGATTTCGATGGAGGAAGATATTCATTTTGGTAAATTTAAGAAAAACGCTATTAATATGAAAGATAGTAATGGTGTCGATTGCTCTATGGTAGAAAGTGCCGAATGTAATACTTTGTTTTCTACAGATCCGGATTATTTAAAAAACCGTAATGTATTTCTAAATAAACGTAGAATGGAACAACAGACGAATAAAGAGGAGGACCTTTATAAATGTTTCTATAAAAATGCGTTAACCAAAGATGAATGTGAATCGTATGAATTAGTCAAAAAGGAAAATAGTGACGATTTAACAAAACATAAACCGGGTATATGGGCTAAATCTCAATGTACTTTTAATGAAGAATGTCCATATTATAATGCCAATCAAAATTATAAGAATAATAGAGGTGGATGTGTAAATGGTGTCTGTGAACTACCACTTAATATGAAATTGATTACACCGACACAAGCTGATACTACATCGAAACCACTTTGCCATAATTGTAAAAATGACCAAAACCATATTGGTATTAAATGTTTACAATGTTGTGATGAACAATATAATGATATTATAAAGGAACATAATGGAGAAACAGCCATAAACTATACAAATATGACATCACCAGATTACGCTTTTGAGAATGATTATAATGACCGCTCGGAACCAGAGGCGGCTAAAAAATTTGAAGAAAATGGGTTAGCCATTAAGGATCTCAGTTGCTAATATACTTTTATATTTCCAATATACATTTTTCTTATCCAGTCCAGGAACTAAATTACATGTCGATTTATCAATATCGTATTTACAATCTTTATTACCATCTATATTTATATAACCTATTTCATTATAAAATTTATAGGATCCTGGATGAATTTTGATATGTTTATTAATATAAAACATCTCTAATGGTATAAGAGCATTATAATACGAATTATCGGTCCCATCCTTATATTGCCTTCCCATATAATTTTTTAGATAATCTATATTTTTATAAATCGATTTAACAAAATCATAGACAACCTCGTCTGGTAGTTTATTATTACAAATCAATATGGACCGTATCGCCTGTGTTCCGATATCCTTTTTATCCACATTATCAGCACTATTTTCATCCATTTTAATATAGCGTTCTTTAGTATTATTGCCTGTAATTTGATTAAATAAATTGAAAGCATCTCCATCCAAAGGCACGAATTTAATAGCCACTAATTGAGACATATTATAGATATATGTCATTTTTGGACCATTTACATAAAACAATGCATCGATTTCACCCTTGATAAATAAATTGAAATTGACATTAATATCTTCGTCTATGTAATATAAATTACCATTCTTATTTTCATCATTTATACCAGTTTTATTATATCTCAATAAATTTATAGTAAATGTTTCGCATAATAATTTTAGATTGGCTAAAGAACCACTACCAGAATTTCCCGTTCCAATTATATAGTTCCGCCCAATACCAGAGAAGCCATTTTTTAATCCCTGAAATGAAGAAATACCCTCATTTTGTTTAACAATTAAAAAATATAATTCGTCGTATAGGCCTGTGACAAAACGTATATTTTTTTTTTTTATTTTTTTTTATTTAATCCCAAGACATTAT